ATCAACGTTAAAATTTAGAGCCATTTTTTTCCCTTAGAAACCTAATACAAATTTGAGTTGTTCTATTCCGTCATCACTTCTTTGAACACCAGTTCTATTTTCAATATAAGCCAAATGACCAGAATATGTTGCAAAATTTGGAAGATTATATGATAGTACAGTTCTTGTTGAATTTGTTGTTTGTCCAAAAATAGGACTATTAATTACTGGAACACCTCTCGTATTTATTAGCTTTAATAGATTGGTGGAAACATTAAAATATAAAACTGTTGCAGTAAATGTTGGATTATCGACAGGACCCTGGTAAATAACTTCATCTGTTGCAAATCCAATATCTGAACCAGCTGCAACAACAATATCTGTTGTGGTACTATACACAACACCATTTGCATATGTTGGATTATATTGCTTTGTCGTTGGATTGACTATCAATCCCAACTGGTGAAAGTCAATGTCTGTAGGTAATAGACCACCTTCCGTGCCCTCAAACTCACAAGTCATCATCACATGAGCACAACCTAATTCAGAAAATGGATCAAAGCCGTGGCCACCAACAGGTGATGTTGAAAGTGTTAGTACAGCATTAGCACCAAATCCAGATACAATATTAGCACTTGCATAACTATAATTACCACCTGGATTGGTAATAATAATATCTCGTATAATTCCGTTTTGTACATTTGCAGTTGCAGTTGCACCAGATCCATCACCTGTTATCACAACTTGCACCACGGAGTTACCAGGATCGTATCCTGAACCGCCAGCATTCACATTGATAACATCTATACTACCTGCACCGGCAGTTGTAACCAACGGGTTTGGAGTGTTTGAGCCAACTGCAACCGGCATCCATTCTTTGTCCATAAACTTGAGTTTAAGTCCGGTGTCGATGGTATACATAAATTTCCACTTATAACCATCTGCACCTTGGAACATTTTGTTTGCTGTATAAGTGCCTGGTTCAAAATATGGTTCTACAGTTGACGGCTGGTCATTGTTGTTCCACAAACATTTGAAAACTTGGTCATATTTGTTTTTTACATAAAAATTTTGAGTAATATAACCATTTTGATCTTTTCCAAACATGTCAACATCGTCTTGAAAATAATCATATGTTATTCCAGAAGTCCAATCTATGCGTTGTATGACTGGTGATATATCATTTGTTTTTATTTTCTTAACAATAAAGATATTTCTATGCACTTCTTTGAGTGATTTCAAGTTTGTTGCAGGAACAGGTGGGTTTATTTCATCTGGCCATGGTAATGGTTTTGCTAGAAAACAATACATTACATTGATTGGCTCAGTTAGATATGGCGGCACCACGGCCACCGGTGCATAGTACATCAGTTCTATCTGAGAAACTTTTGAACCGTTTGTGAGTATATTTTTATTTGCCATGATTTATTTATCTGTGATTATGAACTATAGGCGAAATATATGCCTGCTGTGTTAGCAATATTAATATTACCAATCATTGATCCATGAGCGGAACAACGATACTTGTAATTGCCAACAGATGTGTGTGGAATTCTCCATAATAATAATCCACTTGTTTTACCTTGTGCGGCTGATCCATAAGAAATTGTTCCTGTAGGTGAAATGTGAACTAATCCTGTGTCGAAGTCAGCACTATTATCACCTGTTCTAATATGAAATGGATGAGATGCAGAAAGAGAAGCTAGATTAAATCCTAAAGTTGTAGCACTAAAAGTTGATATATTAGGATTGTTTAATCCTGTATATTGAGAAAAAACATAAGCTGAGGATCCGCTCGCAGATACATCCAACACAGTCGTAGCACCAAATGTTAATACTATATTTGAAATAGTATTTGCAAAGTTAAAGGCTGCTTGGCCATTTATTGTTGCCGAATTGGCTGCAGCAAAAGCTCCATTGGCAAAGCTGGATCCTGAATTTGCTGCAGCAAAAGCTCCATTGGCAAAGCTGGCTGCCGAATTGGCTGCAGCAAAAGCTCCATTGGCAAAGCTGGCTGCCGAATTGGCTGCCACAAAAGCACCATTAGCAAAGCTGGCTGCCGAATTGGCTGCAGCAAAAGCTCCATTGGCAAAGCTGGATCCTGAATTTGCTGTTACAAAAGCACCATTAGCAAAGCTGGCTGCCGAATTGGCTGTATCATATGCATTATTGGCTTGTGTTCTTACCCATGCATCTGTACCACCAGTATTTGCTTGTAAGAATGCTGCGTTGGCATGAGTAAAGGCAGCATTAGCAAAAGATGCTGTGGTATTTTGTGATGCATAAGATGCATTGGCTGTTACAAAAGCTCCGTTAGCAAAAGATGCACCAGAATTTGCTGTATCATAAGCATTATTAGCTTGTATTCTTACCCATACATCCGAACCACCTGTATTTGCTTGAGCATATGCTGCGTTGGCATGAGTAAAGGCAGCATTAGCAAATGAACTAGCAGAATTTGCTTTATCATAAGCATTATTAGCTTGTGTTCTCACCCATACATCCGAACCACCTGTGTTTGCTTGAGCATATGCTGCGTTGGCATGAGCAAAAGCACCATTAGCAAATCCAGCCGTAGTATTTTGTGATGCATAAGATGCATTAGCAGTTACAAAAGATGCATTAGCAAACGATGCACCAGAGTTGGCTGTTACAAAAGATGCATTAGCAAACGATGCACCAGAGTTGGCTGTTACAAAAGATGCATTAGCAAACGATGCACCAGAGTTGGCTGTTACAAAAGATGCATTGGCTGTATTTCTTGCATATGTATCTGTACCACCTGTATTTGCTTGAGCATATGCTGCATTAGCATGAGCAAAAGCTCCGTTAGCGAAAGATGCTGTTGTATTTTGTGATGCATAAGATGCATTAGCAGTTATAAAAGCACCATTAGCAAATGAACTAGCAGAATTTGCTGTATCATAAGCATTATTAGCTTGTATTCTTACCCATACATCCGAACCACCTGTATTTGCTTGAGCATATGCTGCATTAGCATGAGCAAAAGCTCCGTTGGCAAATATGGCTGCCGAGTTTGCTCTTAATGGTAACCAAGCCGCTGAATTGCCTGTGGCCAAATCTAAGGCAGAGTATGCAACTGTAAAAGCTTCTTGTGCAATTGGTTCAATAACATCTAACCGACCTGCTTGAGTGGCTGCTAGAGTGTGTGCAGAATTTGCTCTGGTCCAACCAGAGTTTGCGGATGTGAATGCTCCGTTGGCAAAGGCGGCCGCAGAGTTGGCTACATCAAATGCAGATTGTGCCAAGACATTTGCTGAGTTTGCTTTGGTAAACGCAGCATTTGCAAATATGGCTGCTGAGTTAGCAACTATAAAAGAACTATTTGCAAAGGATGCACCAGAATTGGCTTGACTAAATGCAGCATTAGCAAATAATGCGGCTGAGTTTGCTTGGCCAAAAGATGCGGCGGCCGTGTTAGATTGTAGGAATGCAGCATTAGCAAATATGGCCGCAGAATTGGCAACCAAGAATGATCCATTAGCAAAAGATGCACCAGAGTTTGCCTGACCGAATGCAGCATTAGCAGTAGTAAATGCTGCATTAACAAAAGATGCGGCTGAATTGGCAACCAAGAATGCTCCGTTAGCAAAAGATGCGGCTGAATTGGATACCAAGAATGCACTATTTGCAAAAGATGCACCAGAATTGGCTTGGTCGAATGCTGCGTTAGAAAATATGGCAGCTGAATTGGCAACCAAGAATGCTCCGTTAGCAAATGCTGCGGCTGAATTGGCTTGACCAAATGCAGCATTAGCAAATATGGCCGCAGAATTGGCTGTCGTAAAAGCACCATTAGCAAATGATGAACCAGAATTTGCAACACCATATGAAGCGTTGGCTCTTGCAAATGCACCGTTGGCAAACGATTCACCTGAAGCGGCCGATGCAGTTGCAGATGTGTTTTGTGATGTTCCATCTGCAAACTTCAATGGTTTTGCGACCAAATTCACACCATCTGTTGAAATCTTTACTTGAAGGCTGCTGGAACCTGGTCCACCTGCAATTATGTTAACTGTTCTGCCTGCGGTTGTTGTACCTATAATTAAATTACCACCAATAGATGTTGCAGTGTTACCTTGTACATACAAATAACCATCTAGTGGTAATATGGAAGTATAGGTTGCGTCTGTGTCTGTTGATCCAGCCAAACCCAAATCAATGTAATTCTTATCATCAGTACCAGTGTCAGCAGTAATAACATGGTCAGCTGATCCGTCAGCTGTCCTATTTTGCAAGTTTGTTTGTAGATAGTTTGA